CAGGTATGGAAACAAAAGGGGGAATGTAACGGCGTGAACAAAACACACATATAGGGGGGGGTAAGGAGAAACCCCGTTTTTGCGTCCTCCCTTGGTATGACTGGGTTTTTTGCGTCCGACTTGCGTCCGCTTGCGTCCGAACCCAGTCGTGGACAGGGTTTTTGCGTCCGACCTACCATTTGCACCATCACCACCACCAGAAATGCCCGAAATCAAGATCAATGTCACCGCTGACGACCTAGCGCGGTTGAACGCTGAAGCAACAGCTCATGGCATCCCGCGTGCGCATCTGATCCGGCAGCGTGCTTTGAGCGGTGGGGTTGTTGCAGGATTGACTACGGCGGCGTACCATGCGCTGGTGGCGGACGCCTGCGCCTTCATGCGTGGTGACCTGAACCGCCGACACGTTGAAACTCTCGTTGCATATGTCATCGCTCATTCACATTCCAGCCAAGCAGCAGCCGGTGATCAATCGGCTGCATGAGACCATGACCCAGGCAGTGGCGTACGCCGCAGCCATTGCCGACAACGCCATTGATGACGGCGTACCGCTACCTATGGAGCTTGTGGATAGCTTCGCCGCTGATTACGAACGCATCATCACCAGCCTCGTCACTGCCGCCACCGCCAAATGAAAGCCGTCACCTGCCAAGCCGATCTCGATCACGCGCTGCGCACCATCGCGCCAGCCGTTGGTCATCGCAGCAGCCACCCGATCCTTGATTGCTGCTTGATCCAAGCCGCTGGTGGTGCCATGACCATCACCGGCTTCAACCTTGACCTCGGCATAACCGTCACCATTCCAGCCGCAGTGGACACCGATGGCGCTGTAGCGCTGCCGTATCGGCTGCTGGCTGGCCTTGTGAGCCGCTTTGACGGCGATGAGGCCCTGACCCTCGCAGATGGCGCTCTGACCGCTTCTGCGGGCTCCTACGGGCTTGCGGCGGCTGATGCGGCGGATTACCCCGCGCTGCCGGTTGTGGACGCTGCTACGAGCGAGCTGCACCTATCCGCCGGCATCCGCGCCTGCATGGCAGCCGCCAGCACTGACGCCAGCAAGCAGATGCTCCAAGGCATCCACATCGGCAGCGGCCACATGGAGGCCACTGACGGGCATCGCCTCATGCGTTACGCCATTGACCTGCCAGATGGCCTAGACCTCGTGCTGCCCGCCAGCACCATGCGCCTGCTGCAGGATCGCGTGGTTACCATCGCCGTTGCCAAAGGGCAAGCCGTGATTGACGCAGGTGACGGCATCACCATCTACAGCCGCATCATGGATGGCACCTATCCAAACGTGGTCAAGCTGGTACCCGCTGAGTTCAAAAGCACCATCACCGCCGACCGTCGCCGCTTGACTCGTGCCTTGGAGCGTGTCGCCATCATTGCCGATGCGCACAACTCCATCGTCAAGATCGAGGCAGTAGGTGGCACCATCGCCATCACCGCTGAAGCCGATGCCAACAACGGCAAGGAGCTGCTCAAGGTGGAAGGCACCGCTAATGGCGCATGGGCATTCAACGTCCACTACCTGCTAGACGGCATCAAGGCGTTCAAGCCTGCAGAAGCCATCACGCTGCACGCCAATACGGCAACCACACCCGTGGTACTGACACCTACTGGCGTGGACGGTGTAACGTATCTTGTAATGCCTGTGCAAATTAAGGGCTAAACGGTGGCTAAAAAGTGCACCAACTCCGAATCAGATCAGCGGGTAAACACCGTTTACGATCTGCTTTTGCGTGCACACAGTAGGACGCAAATTATACGATTTGCATCGGAAACATGGGATGTAGGCGAGCGTCAGGCAGAGATTTACATGTCTCGCGCTCGCCAGCTCATGGCATTGGATGCAGAGCTAGAGCGGCCGCAGTGGCTTGCTGCTGCTGTCGCTCGCTTGCAGGATTACGAGCGTGAAGCACGCGCCAAGGGTAATCTCAGCATTGCAATCAAGGCCCTAGAAGATCAAGCCAAGTTGCTGCGGTTTGAGATGTCATGAGCTTGCTTGCCGGCATCTGCCAACCCGGCAGCCTACTTGGGTTTATGGATGTCGCCACGCAAGAGGACACGGGCGATCTGCTGCAACGCATCCGCGCTGACCTGCACCCTGGTCAGCTTGCGTTTGTAGACGACAGCGACACGCAGATCATCGGCATCAGTGCCGGCTATGGCGCCGGCAAGACCCGTGCGCTGTGTGCCAAGGCGGTGATGCTGGCCGCGGCCAATCAGGGCTTTATTGGTGCAGTAATGGAGCCCACCGGCCCATTGATCCGTGACATCTGGCAGAACGACTTTGAGAACTTCCTAGAGGCGTATGAGATCCCCTACACCTTTAGGGCCAGCCCGCTGCCGGAATACATGCTGCACCTACCAGGCGGTGACACCAAGATCCTGTGCCGCAGCTTTGAGAACTGGAGCCGCATCATCGGCTTGAACCTTGCCTGGGTGCTGGCCGATGAGATCGACACCGTGACGCCATCTATTGCCAACAAGGCATTCCCCAAGATCCTTGGTCGCTTGCGGTCCGGCAACGTGCGGCAGTTTGGCGCTGCATCCACGCCAGAGGGCTTCCGCTGGATGTGGAACACCTTCGGCAGCGAGGATGCCAAAGGGCGTGCGGATCGCAAGCTCATCAAGATGCGGTCAGCAGACAACCCACATCTGCCGCCGGACTTTATTGAGCGGCTAGAAGCCAACTACGACCCAAACCTGCTGCGGGCCTACCTAGACGGTGAGTTCGTTAACCTCACCACTGGCACTATCTACGACCGCTTCAGTCGCGACAAGCACGTGGTGGTTGAGCTGCCAGACCTAGACCGCGAGCCGTTGCGCATTGGCGTTGATTTCAACGTTGGCAACATGTCTGCCGTGATCGGCATCCGCAGCGGCAGCAGCCTGCTAGTGATTGATGAGATCAGCGGCGCCCATGACACCGATGCATTGGCGCAAGAGATCCAAGCGCGTTACCCGCAGCGGCGTATCTACATCTACCCAGATGCCAGCGGCGGTAACCGCAGCACCAACGCAAGCCAGACCGATATCCAAATCCTGGAGTCCTACGGCATGTCAAACCAGTCGCCACGTGCAAATCCTCCCGTCCGTGATCGCGTGGCTGCTGTTCAGGCTTTGCTGGAAAACGGCAAGGGCCAGGTCAGACTCACCATCCACCAGCGCTGCAAGCGGCTGATCGAATGCTTAGAGCTGCAGTGCTACACCGACAAGGGCGATCCCGATAAGGATGCCGGCCATGATCACATGAACGACGCGCTGGGCTACTTGGTCTGGCGTGAATTCAACCCATTGCACGCAGGTGCTGGCCGCACGACCGGCGTGCGGATTTATTGAGCAAGGTTGCTAAGGGCTGCCGATGGTGTACAGTATGAGGACTCCAAACCGAGAGACATGGGCTACACCGCAATCTGCACCGATGACAGTATCACCACTTGCGACTGCTGCGGGCGCACCAACCTGAAAGCCACAGTGCTGATGCAGTCTGATCTTGGTGAGCTTGTGCACTTCGGCCGCACTTGCGCCGCGCGCAACACCGGCAAAAGCAGCCAGCAGATCACCAAGGAGATCCGTGTTGAGCGCGATGCCGCTTTTGGTCGTGCCAGCAACCGACTGATGAGCATGCGCCGCGCCAACACCCAGATCACCCGTGATCTGATCCGCGAAGTGGCGGCCACGTTCCGCGCTGATGCAAATCTGCTGATCCAGCAATGGGCGTGATCTGCGCTGATTGCGGCGGTCCTATCGGTCAAGACAAAGGACCGCCAGATGGATGGCAACTTGAAAATGACAGAACTGTATGCCACGCCTGCTGCGTCGCGGACTTTTGCAAACTGGTCGATACTGCACTTTTGTTAAGCGATGAGTTCAAGTAACACTATGAGATTCTTAAAGGCTTTCATCCGCAGCGCAGCGCTAGTCATTTGGTTTTTCATTTGGGTCATGGCAGTGCATTTCATTGCCGCCGCAGGCTTTGCCCTAGGCGGACCACTACTGGCGCTTGCTATTTACCTATTCTTCATTGCGGTATTTCTGGGCGGCTTGATGGTTGCAGCGGACGTTGATTGAGCTACACTCCATCAGTCCAACCATTAACTCTACCCATGCTCAAGGGTGCTGAACTACTCGCCAAGGTGAAAGAACTGGGCAATGCGCCCAAGTCCGAACTGGTGCGCGCTTGCGGCTACGTGATCAAGGATCGCGTGGCATTCACGCAGTTCTATGAAGCGCTGCTGGAAGCCAAAGGCGTTGACCTAGGTAGCAAGACAGCAAAGCGTGGCCGCGGCCTGACCTATAAGGCAAAGGTGCAATTCAACGGCAAGCTGCAGATTGGCGATGGCTACCTGCGCGAGATGGGTTACGAGCCCGGCGCTGAGTTTGACATCAAGATTGGCCGCAATAGCATCACGCTGACTGCTGCTTAAACTGTATTCATGACTGCGGCGCTGTAATGTACACCGGCTTTAACAACTACGACCGGCCGATTGCGCAGCGCCGCGTTACTCGCGTGCAGGATGCCAGCACGGCGTGGTATGCACAAGAGCCGCATTGGATCCTGATTGAAGATCTGCTGCAAGGCACCTATGGGATGCGGCGCAAGCATCGCCGCTACCTGCCGCAAGAGCCGCGTGAGCTAGACGAGTCCTACGACAACCGCTTGGCACGCAGTGTTTGCCCGCCGTTCTATCAGCGTCTAGAGCGGATGCTGGCTGGCATGTTAACGCGCAAGCCACTGCGGCTTGATGACACGGCAGATGTTATCCGTGAGCAGTTGTTTGATGTTGACCTACAAGGCAATGACCTCAATGTTTGGACCTACGAAACCACCCGCAAGATGGTCCGTTATGGCCACGTTGGTGTACTGGTGGATGCACCTGCTGATGGGGGTAGACCCTATTGGGTGACATACACGCCACGGCAGATTCTTGGCTGGCGTGCTGAGCAGCAGGAAGGCCGGCAGGTGTTAACGCAGTTGCGGCTAGCCGAGACGGTCACCGTGCCTGATGGTGAGTTTGGCGAGAAGGCAGTCGAGCAAATCCGTGTATTGACGCCAGGTGAGTTTCAGCTACATCAGAAACAAGACAACGGCGACTTTAAGGTTGTCGACGAGGGCCGCACAAGCCTTTCTGAGATTCCTTTCTCAGTTGCTTATGCGCAGCGGCATGGCTTCATGGAGTCACGTCCGCCGTTGGAAGACATCGCCGAGCTAAACCTCAAGGCTTATCAGATCCAGAGCGACCTCGATAACCAGCTCCACATCAGCGCTGTGCCGATGTTGGCGTTTTATGGCTTCCCATCTGCAGCAGAGGAAGTCAGCGCTGGACCTGGCGAAGCAATCGCATTCCCTGCTGATGGCCGCGCTGAATACATCGAACCAGCTGGCCGCAGTTTTGATTATCAGTTCCGTAGGCTTGAGCAGCTTGCACTGCAAATCAACGAGCTAGGTCTGTCGGCAGTGCTGGGCCAGAAGCTATCTGCTGAAACTGCTGAGGCAAAGCGCATTGATCGCAGCCAAGGCGACAGCACCATGATGGTCATTGCACAGAACGTGCAGGATATGATCGACAACTGCCTGCAATTTCATGCGCAGTACATCGGCAACAACACATCTCCTGGCAGCAGCTACGTCAACCGTGACTTCCTTGGCACACGCCTTGAGCCGCAGGAAATCCAAGCGCTGCTGCAGCTTTACACCGCAGGTACCATCACGCAGGAAACGTTGCTGCGTGAGCTTGCCGAAGGCGATGTGCTAGGTGACGACTTTAACGTGGATGAGGAGCTTGAAGCTACGGCCAATGCGGGGCTTGATCTACAACCTGCTGGACTGGGTGACCGACCGTTTAGTGGACCTGATGATCTGGATGGAACCGAAGAAACCGAGGAGGCAAGAGCTTGATTATCACGTCAGCGCCTTGCCGGAACAGGTCTTAGCCATCGTGCGCATCAGCTGGTACAAGGAAGGCAAACCAGATGAAATTGACGAGACAATTTTGTATGAAGACGGCCAAAACGGTTATGACGCATTCGCTGCATTGGTCACCACTGCATTGAACCGCGGCGCTAATGTCAGCATCCGCAGCGGCTATGCACCGGAAGATCTTGGCATTGAACGATGAGCACACCAGAAGCGCTATATCGCAATGCAATAGACCTCAACCGCTACAGCAATAGCGTTGCACGGCGTGTAATCAATGCTTACAACGACATCATCATTGATGCAGTCAATCAGCTGCGCACCATTGATGAGCTCTCGGCACCAGTCAAAGCAGCGCGGCTTCGCGCAATTCTTGCTCAACTGAAGGACAGCCTGGCAACTTGGGCAGGTGATGCAACTGAGCTGACTGCATTAGAGCTGCAAGGCATTGCAGAGCTGCAGTCGGAGTTCGTGACCGATCAACTGCGGCGTGCATTGCCAGCAGGTGCACGTGATGCGGTGCGCACCGTTGAGATCAGCCCGCAATTTGCGCAGTCAGTGGTAACCACTGATCCAACGCAGATCAATGTGGTGGCGCTGTCGGATGATCTGTTTGCTGCCGTGCAAGGTGCACCGGCAACATTCAGCCTTACCGCAGCGCAAGGCGCCACGATCACGCTGCCCAATGGCGAAGTGGTTACCAAAGCATTTCGCGGCATTGCCGTGGATCAGGCTGAGCGGTTCTCTCAAGTCGTGCGGCAAGGCTTGCTGACTGGTGAGTCGACGCCAGCCATTGCCAAGCGGTTGATCGGAAACCTTGAATTTGGCGAAGAAGCCAAAACCGTGAAGCAGCTAGTTGCAGCAGGCGGCCAAGCAACAGCGGTTGCCGACAATCAGATCGTTAGCCTTGTGCGCACCAGCATCAACCAAGTAGCCAATGCAGCTAGCCAGCAGGTATATGAAGCCAATCAAGACATCACTAAGAAGTATCGCTATGTGGCAACACTGGATACCCGCACCAGCAGCATTTGCCGTGCATTGGATGGCCGCGAGTTTGAATATGGCAAGGGTCCGACTCCGCCGCAGCACTTCAACTGCAGATCAACCACGGTGCCGGTGATCGACTACGACGAGCTGGGTTTCACGCCACCGCCGCCGGCAAAGCGTGCATCAGCAGGTGGCCAGGTGCCGGCAGATCAAACCTACGGGCAGTGGCTGGCAAGGCAAGATCTTGAGACCAAGGCCAAGGCATTGGGCGCCAACAAAGTGCCGTACTTCAACCGACTTGCCGACAAGTATGGCCCAACTGATGCCATCGCCAAGCTAGTTCGTGATGACGGCTCAGAGCTAACCTTAGATCAGCTTCGTGCACGATATGGACCTGCCTAGCCTGCGGCATTTTCGCAATGAAGGTATCTACTTCATTTCAAGCGATCCCGTAGAGGCCCTGCATGGCGAGGCATGGGTGCCAGCTATCTATACCGACAAGGGTTGGGCAACAGCAGACGGCTCTACACTGTTAACAGGTATTGAGGAATGGCGCGATGCCACTGAAGCGGGGCAAGTCGCAGGCTGCAGTATCAGCCAACATCAAAACCGAGATGAAAAAAGGCAAGCCGCAAAAGCAAGCGGTGGCAATCGCGCTCGCAAAAGCCGGCAAGTCACGCAAGGGTAAGAAGTGATGGCTAAGAATCCTGGCCTATACGCCAACATTGCCGCCAAACGCAAGC